TCCTCAGAGGTCTGCGCGTCTTCTCCGTCGAAGGCGAACTTCACTTTCGGGAACACGACCGCCCAGTAGTTGGTCGTCCCGTTGTTCATGGTCCTGCGGATGAAGCCGACGCCGACGAAGGGCATGGCCGCCTCGTCGCCGTAGCCGGTGTATCCGTTGTAGGTCCCGGTCGTGGATGCTGCCGGCAGGCCGTAGATGGCCCTGCGTGCAGCAGGAGACAGACCGTCCACCGTCAGCGTCAGGGTGCCGCCGGAGACCTGTCCGTTCTCGCTCTCCGCGAGGATGTTGTCCGCGTAGAAGTTGTTGTCCTCGACGACAGTCGCGTCAACTGCTACGGAGACGCCCCTGGCGAGGTTCGTGCCGTTGCTGTAGGTCACGGATCCGCCGCTCGCGGCATAGAGCGCATAGTAAGGCTTGGAAAAGCCAGTGGTTACATATGCCATGTTATTCTCCTAAATCTTTCGTTAGTGATGATAGAAATTCGTTCTCCATGCTCTGCAGCGCGGCTTCCCGTGATGCGGACATCGCCCTGGAGAAGAAGTGTGTCTTCTTGCGTCCCGGCTGGTCGCTCCGCCCTGATTCCAGAACGGCTGCTTTCAGTGAGTTCGGAACGCCTTTCGGGAACTTGTCGCTTTTATGCGCCGGATCATATCCCGAAAAGCCGATAGTAGTTGAAACGGTGCGCCCGTCTGCTTTTAATTTGGAAATTGCCAGAGACTGCGCCAGGACTCCGGTTGGCTCAGATGTTGCGCCCTGAACTGACCGCCTGACGGCGTCGGCAATTTCTTTCGCTCCGGCATATACTGCCCGCTTCATTGCGCCTGGCGTATTCATCCCCATCTGCTCCATCTGCGTTTGCAGTTCCTGGAGTCCGCTTGCGTTCAACTTGTAGGCCATCATCCCACCTCGACTATCCATTCGTAATGGAGGAAGTGCGTTGCGTCCTCATACTGGACCGTGTTCAGGTACCAGGAGAACGCGCCCTGCTCCGTGTCCTGGATGTTTTTGAAGCACGTCTCGATGGCGTTGAATGCGGTGAGGTCGTCCGTTCTGGTGAACCAGTCCACGGATCCGCGGATGGCTCTCTCGCCATAGCGGCCGTCGGCATTGAACTGATTGTCCCCGAAGTCCTCACCGTATACGCCGTAATCCCCGGCCGGAGCCGAGGACCATGCGAAATGGGCGAACGGAAGTGCCTTGCTGTTGACCGTGATGGCCTTCAGTTTCGTTCCTAATGTCGCGAATGTCATCCGTTCACCTCGTGCTTCTTGACTGTGATCTCGATGGTCTGACCGTCCACCGGCGTATATGCGCGGACCACGTCGTAGTACTTGTCCCCAAACTTGATGAGCTTGGCGCCGTTGTAGTCCGCGTAGTCCGTCAGGACGAAGGTGTACTGCGGTTCGATGCCGTCATTCAGCGCCTTGTAGAACTCGGAAGACTTGACGCTCCGGATCTCGGCGTACACCTGCTGCGTGCTCGCCGTGTAGGCGTCGAACGCGCCGTGAGAGGGTTCCGTGATGAGGGTGATAACATCTGCTCGAATCATGGACGCCTCCTTATGCCGGGAACCCGTATCCCTTCGCGGTCATCAGCTGCGCCTTCTGTTCATCGTAGGACGCCTTGAGCCGGTCATAGTCCTCCGGCGTTCCGAAGTGCAGCCTGCAGTAGGTGATGATGGCCTGCGTCAGGAGAGCGTCCTCCGTTGTGGCTGTCGCAGTGATGTCAACGACGCCGAGATCCGCGACGGCCGCGTTAATCAGCCGTGTGATCTCGCTGTCATACGCCGTTGTCGTCAGGCGCATCGCCAGTTTTACTTTGCTCAGCATTTTGTCTCAATGTCTCCCTGTAAGAATCGAAGAATTGCTTTGTGACGACTTGTGTCCCTACATGGCCGAGCTGGATCTTCGGGTCCAGCCAGATCTTGTATCCGCACTGCCTCGCCCTCCAGCAGAAGGAGAGATCCTCTCCCACTCCGTTGAGCGGCGTGAACATGTCGTAGAACTTCGCCTGCACCGCGATGAGGACCTCCGTCCGCATCAGTACGCATCCGAACCCGATTCCCTCCAGCTCGAAGAGCGAGTCCGGGACGTCGCCGTGAAGGTCATCCACGACGACGCCCGTGTCGCTTATCTCGAGTTTCGTGAAGAGCACCGGCGCATACGGTGCGACGCGGCGGAAGTAAAGACCGGACAGAACGTCCAGATCCTTCTCCTCGCATTCCTTCAGCATGTACTGAAGCGTCTCAGGCGGGAACATCATGTCGCTGTCCAGCCAGAGAACATAGTCGCAGGCGTAATTGATGGCCATCTGGGCCAGTTTGTTTCTGCTCGTGTATACCAGGCTTCCGACCTGGAACGCCACGGCGACTTCGCCCTGCTTCTGCAGCATTGCGAGGGACTGGGCGAAGGGCGCCGCTACCTGGTCCATGCAGGGGACCGCAATTAGTGTCTTCATTTGTTTCTCTCCCAAAAAGTGTGTGAAGTTGGATTACTTCTGGATCTTGACGAACGCGTTCGGCGCCACGGGTGCCAGAGCGACGTACTCACGGCCGACGATGCGGACGAGGTCCTGAGTGGCGAGCGTGAACTCGTCGAAGACGAACTTCATCTCTTCGCCGTCCGGGAAGTTCGCGAGAGCGCCGTAGCCGAGGTCGCCGACGATGGCGTAGGTGTCACCGGTGGACGCTGCGCTGTAGGCCGCGATGGTGTTGTTGAACAGCACCGGGCAGCCCTCGAACGGGTCAGCGGAAACGCTGGCGGCGTACTGGGCGGCTTTGAACTGGCCATAGGACAGTTTGTTCATCATGATGACGGGGTTGCTTGCCTGGTCGCTGAGCTGCGCGATGGCCTTCGCTACCGTGCCGAGAGCGATGCTGGCTTCGGTGATGGCGGGAACGCCGACGCAGGTCGTGGTGGACTGGGTGTCGCACGCCTCGATCTTGGCGATGAGTTCATCAGCCGCTTTCTTGGCGATGTGGTGCGCGAGCTCTCTGTAGATGTAGCGCAGGAACGCTTCGCCGCGCATATCCATGACCTCGGTGCTGATGCCGATCCATTTCTTGATGGTTGCGGGAACGAGGTTCACGACGCCCATGATGAGGCTCTCTTCGGTGACAGCCGCAGCGCCTTCGGTGTGGACCGCAGCGCCTTCAGCGGAGATCTCGAAGGAGACCTTCAGGTTGCCGCGCAGATAGCTCTTGCGGACGAGGCGCATGATGCCTTCCTCTTCCCAGGCGTTCTTGACTTCTTCATAAACGAGTTCCGGAACCGGTACTGTGCCGGAAACGTTCTCGGTCAGCAGGGAGCGGCACTCGCCGTCCTTGCCGGTTTTTACGTACTCGGCGAACGCGTCGATGTACGCTTTGCTGTTGCGGATCTCCATGTTATCCATGACTGTTTTCCTTTCTTCTTCTTTGCTTTCTACTTCGAGGCCCGCGTCCTGGTCGGCGACCATCTCGCGGATCTCTGCTTTTGCCGCTTCAGCGGCGACACGCGATTCCAGCTCGGCGTTGATTCCCCGGACTTCTTCGAGAAGAGCGTCCAGATCTGCGCCGTCGGTCTCGCACTCCGCAGCGATTTCAGCCTTGCGGGCTTCCAGCGCGGAGGTTTCCATTTCTGTGAAGTTCATTTACTTCGCCTCCGTAAGGATCTTCAGGATCTTGACCTTCCGCTCGCGTTCAAGCAACTCCTGCCGCAGCTCTTCCATCGCTCCGTGGATGCGCTGCTGCGCGATAGGATAGATCTCCGTTGACGGGTTCGCTGGCATCGACACCGCACTCACGTCATAGATCCGCTTCACGTGCTTCACTTTCCGCGTGTGTGTGTCGGAGTCGAACTCGTCAGCATCAACGACGAACGCCCAGCTCATCTGGTAAACATTTCCGGATACGATGTTTTCAAACATGTTCCGGGCGTCCGATGTTTTACTCAGGTCGACCATGACCTTCAGGCCGTGGTCGTCGGGGAAGATCGCCAGGGTGTTGTTGTGCTTCCTGGCATAGACCATTCCCTCGTGGTCGTACTGGAAGATGACGTCCTCCATCTGCGTAGTCTCGTCAATGGCGCCGCGCTCGATAGTCTCGTAGTAGTCAGTCCCTTCCCAGTTGAAGAGGAGGTACGGGTCGCCGAAGGTGGTCGCGTATCCTTCCACCAGGTACTCGTTCTTCTCTTCGCCTTCCTCCGCTCTGTGCTCCATCAAGGGCATCGAGCGGTATTCTCTCTCGTTAATCAGATACGGCATTTTCTGCCTCCTCTTCTGCAGGCGCTTCCTCGGATCCGGGCTTGCCGTCCTCGAGGAAGTAGTATTCTCCGCGGATAGGCGTCTTGTCGCCCATGCCGTCGTCCATCGGGTCGAATCCGAACAGCTCGCGGACTTCGTCCGTCTTCAGGATCCCTCGGTCTATCATGCTCTTTACCAGTTCCAGCTTGTTCTTCAGCGACATGTTCTCCAGCCGGTTCGCATTCAGTTCCACATGGGATCCGTTGCTCTGCTCCGTCTTGCTGAACAGCATGTTCGTCAGGACTTCGGAAGTCTGGACCGCAAGCCATTCCAGCTCGCCGGCATAGAAGGCGTTCTCCATGTCGTCGTCCGCCATGTTCTGGAGGATCTTCTCATTGACGCCGAAGTAGTTGTACACGTGGTCGCTGATGAGCTTCTGCTCGTCCGCGCTCACCGTGAACGGACTGGCGGTCACCTGACGGATGTCCTTGTAGGTGTTCGGGAACAGCAGGACGCCGCCGGATCCCTGGCGCAGGTTGTACTCCGTGAAGCGTTCACGCTCCTTCGCCAGATCCTCGTCAGTCGCGTAGTTGCTCAGCTGGGCGATGAATCTGTAGGAGGCGGAGTTCTTGACGCCGGTCTCGATGGCCTGGCTCTGGATGTGCATCAGCTCCATCGTCGGCCGCAGCGCGTTCACGTTGCCCTCACCGAAGAAGTCTGACTTGTACTGGAACCGCGTCAGGATCCCGCACTTCTCCATCTCGACGGCTGCATATTCGCCGTGCCGGAACTCGAAGCGCAGATACTGTCTGCCGTTGAACTCTTTGATGGAACACGTTGCCGGAAGCAGCGGATAGATCCCGAGGATCTCTCCGGTCTTATCCAGGACCGGAACGATGACGCAGGTGTTCTGCACGTACAGGATGGTACACATCCGGTAAAGCATCTGAGACCATGTCTGCCAGCTGTTCGGTCTGTGCCGGAGAGCGGTCTGCATCTTCGGCTTCGCCGCGCCTTCTATCTTCACGTTCATCTTTGCGAATCTTCTGGAGACCGCGTCGATGCTCGCCCGTACCAGTTCGGACTCATACAGTTGCCCGTCCCACGTCGTGAAGCGCGGCTCGTACAGCGTGAGACCTTTGAAGTAGGTCTCCTCATACAGACGGCGCGGATCCGTCTCGGACTTCTTGCCGAAGATCTTGTCGAATAAACTCATTTCGTTACCCCTTGTTGTTTGTCAGCTGCCGCCCTATCTCCGGCCAGTAGACCATCCGTCCCATGATGGCGTCGAGGATGGCAGCCACTCCGTCCACGTGGCTGGTGACGGAGTATTTCACCAGTTTTACGCGCTCGGTCTGTCTTTCCATCTGGAGCGCTGCGTTTAGCAGATGGACCTTTAAAAGGTCATTGTCGCCGATGTCGATGCGGCCGTCCTTGAGCATGCCCTCGAACTCCGCGATAGCCGGCGTCATGTTGTATCCCTGGAAGCAGCTGTCCGTCTGGACGCCGTTCGCTTCCAGGTTCTTTATCAGATACTGCGCGGAGTACCGGTCGTACATCACGCGCAGCGGATAAACGTGCATGGAGACCATCTTTTGGATGAAGGCCTCGCAGTCCGTGTAATCGATAACATTGTCCCCGGACAGCTTCAGGAAGCCCTTCTGCACGTAGATCTCATAGGGCAGATTGTCCCGTGCGGATGCCTCCGCCAGTTTCTCCGCGGGCATGTAGAACTCGCCGAAGATGTGGATGATGCCGTCCTTTTCCA